TCTCTCCAGTTTCTACAACTAAAGGTGCAGTAAGTAGTTCTGTGGTACCGTTAGCACTTATGGATTTTGTTTTAAATAAGCTAAACGTAGCAGGAGAAGACTCTGCATCTGTTATTGTCAAAGTTATTGTATCTGCATTGCCAGAATCTTCGGATACAAGTATTGATTTTACTATTGCTGTAGTCAATGCAGGAGCAGTATATAGTGTTGTTACACTAGTGCTGGATAAATCTTTCTTTGCATTTTTATATACATTAGGCATTAGCTTAAAAACCACCCCGATGCTTCAGCTCTATCGGATATAATTGCATTTCTCAAAGCTGTATCTAATTGATTAAAATATAAACGCAGTACGTTATTAAATAACTCTTGTGATTGTTGATCGTATTCTGCAGGTGGATAAGGTAGTGCTGGAGCACGGAAACCTACACCATATCTTGTAGCATCTATAGTCATTAACGCCTCCCATCAGGTCGAATATCTAATCTTGGTGTGCCTAATTGCCATGTGACACCCGTAGCAGAGGATTCAAAACGCATGGATAGCTGTCGTCCTCTCACTCGTATGTTTATTAAGTCTGTAAACACTTCAACAGGAGACGTTGCTGAGCGTGTTATAGTCGCATTACTGGACCCACCCTCTGAAGCAGGTGAGTTACGCCCAGACCCAGACCCACTTAACGCATGTAAAGTCATTGTTGCAACAGGACTATCAGCTGTAGAACCATCAAAAGACGCATCAGGAACTACACGATTAACTAATGAAAATCTATCACCATCTCCTATGTCAAAATCAGAGGACTCAACATATGCTGTTATTGCTGCTGCACTAGATCCAACATTGTCATCTATGCCTTCTTCATGATCCACAAGATTTAAATCATATGTTGCTGCTAACGGCTTATCACGTAATCCAGAATCAAGCCATGCTGTACGGGCTAGCGTGCCATAATACCATATTTTCTCTAAGTAGTTATATATTACATATCTGTCTATGGTAGTAGACCCAGAAGAACAGTAAAACCACCATATTTCGTGAAATCCTTCGTTTGTGCCTGCAACTACCTGTGCAAACTGATTTGTATCAAGATCGTTAAATACATACTTACGCACATCACATTTTAGTGTTTGAGTACGACCATCGTATATGTAAAATTTATCTTTACCCATCCAATAAGCTACACCGTTAGCATAAGCTACTGCATTTTGTGAAGATATAGATATATTTTCTCCAACGAGTGTTGCAGTCCATACTGCAGGTGCACCTACGTACTGCAGTGAATATAGGGAAGAGTCTGTCCATACAAGAACCTCTTGTCTGGCTGTAGTAGCAGATATAATTTTAGTACCACGAGATAATCTAAGACTGCCTGCCTGATTAGTAGCAGATGGAGTCCAGTTAGTTGCATCTTCTTGGTCAGACCATCTAAGCAACGTAGGATCTAAAGTAGAACTACCTATAGGGTTTGTACCAAAACAAAATACAAACCTGCTAATATCTGACACAAGAATAAGATTTTGCACTACTGGTACATCAGATGCCCCACTAAGACTAGATAGCTCTACAGCACGAGTTCCTACCCCGTTAGTGGCATCCCAATAATATAAACGCCCTCCTTCGTGACCAAATATTAAATCCTCACCGAAGTTAGATTGTGTAAAGAATCGCACAGGTGCAGTTGATGACTCACCTACGTTCCAAGCTCCAGAACCCCAAGATGATGCTCCCCAACCACTTAATAATGTAGCAAACGCATTGCCTGAATTAATTTGATATGCTGCTGATACTGTACCTCCACCTGTAGCACTAGAAGATGCAGCTGACGAAGCTGTTATAGTGTATGTGTTTGCAGCGGTTAAGCTACCTAAACTTATCTGGAACTCACCATTTAGAGTAAGACCACCCACAGCAGTAGCACTGCTGAATGTTACAAAATCTCCATTCTTGTATCCGCCATTTGCATCTGTAACTGTTACAGTGGTGGACCCAGAAGTAGTAGCAAAAGGATTACTTAATGATACAGTAGCACGCAACGGTGTAATATCGTTATAATTACCCACATTTTCTATAAAAAACTTTAAATGTGTGCCTACGCCTATGAGGTTCTGACCCCCCAAAGTTACCCAGTTATGTAGTGATCTGCATACACCTTGAAACGTAGACGCAGATATACGTGTCCATCCACCTATTTTTTCTGGTGTGCCCTGTCTAAATCGTATCTTATCTCCATCGTAATATCCACCTTCTGTAGTGTATCTAGTGCCTTCACGATTAATCCCAGGTTTTAATTTTATTGCTTGAATAGCCAAGATAACTTCTCCATTCTACTACAAAGTCTTTCTGCACGATTAGGTACTTGCCTTGCCCATTTCGAGTCCATCATTTGCACAGATGCCTCCATCCAGTCTTCAGAATCTACAGCTAATTTTAAGTTAACAAATTTAGACAGCCGAGGACGACCAAGATTAAACATCATATTTGCAAGTATTAACTGAGCTTCTTCAGGTATATCATTGAAATTACTGTATAATATATTGCAGTCTTCTATGGTTATAGCAATGTCAGCTTCAAAACACTCATCAACTCTTTCTTTAGACACTTCTGTTCCAATTTCTTGCCCATGTTCTAAATCAGAATCAGTAACCAAATGCCCAATCCCAAAAGTCGCATACCCCAAATGATCATTGTAAATTTCATACTTGCAACCTTCATCTTCTGCTAATTCTTTTTGTAATTTATCTAAATCCATTATCTGCCCTGCCTTTTTCTTAAACACGCTACATGTCTGTAGTAAAAATAATTACCTATCTTATTGAAAAATTTAGACAAACTCAACCAAAACCACATCATTTTGTTAAACCTTTATACTTTTCAAAACTGCGAAGTCCGCCCAATCCGAGCATTCCCATCAAAACCGTCATAAGTGAACCCATATCAAATGTAGGCAGTTCAGGTATAACTACGTCTAAATAAGCACACACAAACATAGTAACAGGCGCCAATACGAAATGCCAACATAGGGCAATGCCGCATGTCCAACCAATAAAGGGGCGCCAGCCCGCTACAAATATTGATTTATGTGTTGCTTCTGCTTTGTTTATCTCTATCTGACCTTTTGCCAGTTCCTGTGCATGATTCTCTGCCATAGTTGCCACTTCATGTGCCAACTTATTTTTCATGTCTTTATCTTCTATAAACTTACCAAGAAGATTAGATACAGGTCCTATTAACGCCGTAAGCATGTGCATTCCTTTCTTTTAAACTTGCTGTCTATCCATACTTTGCCATAATAAAGCACAAATAACCAGAAAGTAAATAAAACGCCTTCAACATAACTTAGCTCATTCCAAGCTTCTAATACCATGTTTTCCATTTTAGTCTCCCTGCTGGTAGTTTTTTACATTGATATTTAAATGGCTTCCACAAAGGATATGACTTGTTAACTTGTCGGCTAATAGACAGTGCCCTTTGTTTACACTCAAATTCTGTTTCATATGGTCCATATTGATCCTCTAGCGTTATGCAGTTATCAGGTGTTCCAATTACACACATTATTACTAGTGCTTTAAACATATCATTTCTTGTTCATCCAAGCAGTTGTACCCATATACGCTCCTACTATACCAGCACCTGACAAATAAAACAAATTACTTATGTCAGCTAATGCTTTGACACGTTCTACGTCAACAAAAAACATAGCAAAAGTAAACGCACCCATAGCTATTAACGTGTATCTAGCCATACGCAGTTGTGCTAGGTTTTTACGAAGAGCGGTTTCTGTTTCTTTTATTTCTTTCATATTAGCAAGTTCTTCGTCAGAGACTATACCATCACCATCCAAATCGTACTCGTTATACTTACTTTTTACTTGTAGTTTCTTTGCTGTCATTACTTACCTTTCGTTGCGTTGTTGAGTGAGTTAATGACATCATCGATATTGGGTTCTTTACCCCACGGGTTATATATACACTTGTATTTTTTTGGGCACCATGATTCGATCATTAACTCATAGGTCTTGTTGCCGCCCTGATAAATACAAGCCATTTGACCTGATTTAGACTTTATTCGCTTTGTTAAGCGGCACGTTGTATATTTAGGCGAATCAGTCTTGCCTTGATTTAAAAGTTGTTTTTTTGTGTACGACTTTGATTTGTATTCATAAGCGTTTGCTTTTTTAACCCACACGGAAGCCACTAATACCGCAAATCCTCCAACCACTAGTGCCAAGAATAACCAAGCAATAGCTTCACCTATCTGCCGTCTCATCTGCTGTTGTTTGTACACTGTTTGCTGACGTTCTTTTCTTATCTGACCTTCCATCTGCAGCAATTCATCATAAGCACCAGGTCCATGAGTCATGTTTAGAAATGTCTTGAGCTCGTATCTTTGTTCCTCAAGTTTCTTCTTTGCAGCGTATGCAGCCATTGCCGCCTCTTCGATAGAACCAGCCTTAAACAATTTACCAAACAAGGGAGGATTTTTAGCTTGCTTCTCTGCGTTATCAACATCACTTACAGCTCCCATCCATCTACCGATATCGCCAGACATTTGTTCAATATCACGACCTACGGCAAACCCTTGCTTGATTGCATTAAAAGCTTTACTAGCGACACCTACTGCTAATGATATGGTTACAGGGTCCATTACTTATCACCTTAATAATACTCCTACTAAAAGGACGATTGTTGTTCCTGCAGTACCTATCATAATATGCTCGATACGTTTTATTCTTAATATAGCCTCTTTCCATCTTTCTGCACAAACAGCTTCGTGTGTGTCTATCTGGGCTTTGACTTCTGAAGCTTTAACCATCTAATTTTACAGACTCATTCATACTTTCAACAACTTCATCATTTTTTAAAGAAGCAATTAAGGAATTAGTAAAAGCATTTTGTGCTACAGTTACTTGGTCTAATTGAAATCTAAGACTAGCACCTTTAGTCTGTAAGTCTTTTATCTGATTGATAAAGTATGTTTGGTCTTGAGACAAATCTTCTTGATTATACTCTTTACCATCAATAGTTATTACGTTTGTTTTTTCAGCCATTCTATTCTCCTTTATCTGACTAAATATTCATGTACTGTATCAGAGATTTCTCTCATCTTAATCCATCTGTCACCGACAGTTTGACCAACATTAACCCTAAGTTTTCCAACTAATCCTATAGCACTAAACTCTTTTCTTTCTACTCTTGGTGTATAAGTTTGAGTTGCATCATAAGATGAGTTAAGTTTTCTTCTCATTAATTTTACGCCATTTTCATCTTCAGATGTAACTTTTGCATCATCAGGAGCAGTAACATCACTTGGTATTATATCCGTTTGATAAGTTTTTAATTCTTTAGTTCCATCATCAGATTCTTCTGTCCATTCTGTTTGTGTATATTCCTCAAAAACATATCTGCCATAGCTATCTGTTTCATATTTGCCTATCCACTTTTCATCTTGAGCATCACCAAGTATAACTGGTCTAGCAGAAACAACACCAATAATAGAACTTTGTGCGTCACTACTTGTTGATAGTCTTATTTGGTTTCCATCAAGAACAACAGTTTTGCCTACTCTATCTTCATTAGTAGTATTACCATCAGACCATTCAAACATTTCAGCATAGTCACCACCAGCTGAACTATAAGCACCATCTGCACGGACTGTTCCATCTGAATCAACTCTAAATTCTCTATCGGCAGCATTATTAGAATAACCCTCAAAAAATCTATAAACAACACCTCCAGATGCTCTAACTGCTATAGATTGGATTCCTCCATCTGCATAACTAGCATTTTGAAAAGCAGAAACATTTCCTCCTGATGTGGTACTAGTAGTCATCTCATGATAATTACCAGCAGAAGCCCTATATGTTCCATTATCTGCATGTTTAGTAAATCCTGTTGATAATATTCTGATACGTTCTGCTGCATTAATCTGAAACCTCATTGAGTTATCAGAATGAAAATAACCTAAATAACCTATATTGCTAGAATCTTCATCACCTAAATTAAGATAAGAAACACCTGCAGGGTCAGCCGATAAATCTAATTCTGCTTGTCCAGTAGCAGTTGTTGCTTCAATCTTTACTTTAGTGTGAACACCAGACGA